GCTTTGCTACTAAGCACGGTTTTGGGAAGATGACGATGGTGTATCTGGAGTCTGGGATGTATACCCGTGTTTCCGACAGGCAAAGTATTGCGTTGGGTCGTGAGTGTAACGAGAAGGGTGTGGACGCGCATGAGGTTTTACGAGAAGAGTATGGGGCTACTTCGCTTAACGAAGCGTATTTGGGTTGGAGGAGCGAAGACCGCAAGGTTAGAGCGCCAGGTGTTTTGGCGAAGGCTTCACCACCTTTTGTCGGTTCTGATGACGTTTCGCCGGTTGCGCAGTTCGTTAAAGACACAGCCGGGTCGCTACAAGGTTTCTGCAAGCTCCTGAAGATTCCGAGCATTACGATGACACGTTACATTCGTGGTGAGACGTCGACGGTGCCGGATGCTTTGTGGTCTGCGTTGGAGGATGTTAAGTACCCGCATGCGGTGGCGTTGGCTGACGCACAACTGGGTTGGTTGGAAGGGCGTGCACTGTGATGGGGACGCTGATTGGGATGCTGGCAGTGTACGTGATTGGTGCTGGTGTGATGGTTTTACTTGGCATGGCAATGCAGTACGGAAAAAAGGAAAGGAAGCAGTAATGTTTGGTGGAGGATACAAGAAAAAGAAAATACTGAAACTAGCCAAGGAGTACGCTAGTCGGCGTGAGTTTCAGTGGGAAAACTATTACCGTGAGATGAGTGGGCTGCTTCGGTAGATGCCTGTTTATTCTTTTAGGTGTGCCAAGTGCCGGTCAGAAATAGACCGGCATCTTGGTTTTGACGAGAAGCTTTCCGAGAAGTGTGAGTGCGGGGGGAAGTTTTCTAAAGTTTTCCAATTGTCGGGTGTACGATTTAAGGGTGCCGGCTTCTACCGGAACGACAACCAGGTTAATAGACCGAAGGAAGACTGATGAGTTGCAAGACGGGTTCGCATGACAGGTGCGACATTTGTTCGTGCAGTTGTCATTGGGAGGACTAATGCCGTACACGGTAACACAGCAGGGTTCTAAGTGGGCAGTCAAGTCCGATAAGGGAACTGTCATTGGCACGCACTTGAACAAGCGGGATGCCATCCAGCAGAAGATTGCTGTCGAAATTAACGAGGGCATTAAGTAATCTACGCTACCGAAATACCATACGATACACTAACTGTTATGGATGAATTTGAACAGTTTGAGGGCGGTGTCGCCGTTCACCTCCCCGGCGGAACCACCAAACACATCGCCACACCCGACGGTTACACGGACGCCGCGTTTCGCGGAACCCTCGCAGCGTTCCACACCGCATACATGCGTAACGGCAAGCGCCCTTCTGTCGATGAGGTGCACGAGCTGTGGCCCAAACTGTCGAAGAAAACAATAAGCGGCATTGTCGGTACGCTAGAATTCGGAGAGGCTCTTGCCCACCGAGGCATACACTGGGACGCCAAAGACGGACTCAGCATGGAACAACAAACCGTTCTGCTCAAACTCAGCGACCCATTCGACAGACGCGGGCTAGCCAGCAAACTTAAAGACCTTGGGGTGCCTATGCCCAGGTTCCAAGCCTGGCTCAAACAACCCCTGTTTTCCGAACTGTACAACCAGCACACCCGAAACAATTACGAAGAAGCGTTACCCGCAATCCGACAAAGGCTTATTGGTAACGCTGAAGCCGGTGACCAGCGGGCCATCGAACTGGTGTTTGCTATGACAGGCGAGTGGAACCCCAACCAGCAACACTTGGAAGATGCACGCACTATTGTTTTGAAAGTCGTTGAGGCTATAATTAGACATGTTAAGGACGCGAAAACACGTGAGGCGATTCTGTCGGACGTGTCCATGTATGCTGGTACCCTGGCAACAATGAACCAGCAAAAAATTTTGGAGACCTAAATGGCGACTAACACCACCAAACTTGCGCTGATTAAACCAGATTTTGTTGACGTTGTTGACGTCGCAGATTTAAACTCTAACGCAGACAAGATTGATGCTGCGGCTGGTTTTAGACTTGTTACTTCTACGACACGCCCCAGCACTCCCTGGGCCGGCCAAGCAATTTTTGAGACTGACACGGACCTGGCTTTTGTGTGGGACGGAACCGCGTGGATGCCTTCTGGCGGCGGGGGAAGCATTGAGATTTCTGCGACAGCCCCGTCCAGCCCTGGTGAGGGCGACCTGTGGTGGGATTCTGATAACGGCAAGCTTTACATTTATTACAACGACGGCACGTCTTCGCAGTGGGTTGACGCCGCTGGCCCTTCAGTAGCGGTTCAGTCCACAGCGCCTACAGGGTATGAGGGCCAGTTGTGGTTGGATGACACTGACGGGTCTATGTACGTGTATTACACTGACCCCGGTGGGGGGTCTTCGTCTTGGATTGGTGCCGTGTCGCGGTCTGGTGGCATTCTCCAGGTTGTGTCAACGACTAAGACAGACGCTTTTAGCGCGAGTGTTACTACGGGTAACTTTGTTGCTGTAACGGGCTTGTCGGCTACAATAACGCCACGTTCAACGTCTAGCAAAATTTTGGTAAGCGTTTCTGTCACTGGTGCCGCCAGCACAGCTTCTAACGCTGGTATTTTGGACATCAGGTTAAAGCGTGGCGCTACAGCTATTGGTATTGCCGACGCCGCCGGTTCTCGTCCCAGGCTTTCCGCTGGAACTTATGCGACAGCCGGTGTTGGCGAGTCTAAAGCGACGGTTGCGGCTGAGGTTTTGGATTCTCCAAGCACAACTAGCTCTACGACTTATTCGGTTGATTTATACAATCTTTCGTCTACTACTCAAACCCTTTACTGTAACCGCACGCCTACGGACACTGACGGTGTTAGTTGGGCGCGTATGGTTTCTACGATTACTTTGATTGAGGTGGCAGGCTAATGGATATCTCTCTGATTCTTTCCCGTAAGTACCCTGGTGCTGAGTGGACTCTAAACGGTGATTCTTACGCCGGTTTGACTTGGTTGTCTGAGGGTGACGCACCTTCTGAGGCCGAACTACAGGCTGAGTGGGCCCAGGTTGAGTTTGAGGTTGCGTATGAGGCTGTCGAAAGGGCTCGCGCTGCCGCTTACCGTGAAACCTCTGACCCTATTTTCTTTCAGTATCAGCGTGGTGAGGTTACCGAGGCTGAGTGGTTCGCGGCTGTTGAGGCTGTGAAGGTTGCTTATCCTTATCCTGTAGACCCTTCCACGGTGGAGCCTGAGATTGAGGTGGCTGAGTAATGGCGCTCGATTTTCCTAACAGCCCCAATTCGGGTGATGTTTACGAAACATTTGTCTACGACGGAACAACCGGAGCTTGGAGAGTCAGGCCAAATCCGGCACAGGAATCGTTAGCTTCTGGCGGTGTCATTACAGAGGACGGCACTTATCGGTATCACACTTTCCTCGCTAGCGGAGACTTCATTGTAAACACGCCTTTGACTGTTGATGTTCTTGCCGTTGCCGGTGGTGGCGGTGGCGGTATGGACACCTCCACATTTGAAGCCGGTGGCGGTGGCGGTGCTGGCGGCGTTGCTTTCGGTTCAGCCATTTCTCTCAGCGCCGGAACTGTCGCTGTTGTTATTGGTGCTGGCGGTGCTGGCGCGGCAACACAATCAGTCAGAGGTTCCAACGGTTCAAATACCACCTTCAACTCCACTTCGGTTGTGGCAGTTGGCGGCGGCGGCGGGGGTTCTAATTCTGCCGGTAACTTCAACGGGGCCGCTGGTGGGTCTGGCGGTGGTGGCGCTGGGGCCGGAAACGGAACCGGCGGAGCAGGTACGGCGGGACAAGGCTTTGCCGGCGGAACTGGTGATTCCAATGAAGGTGGCGGTGGTGGTGGAGGTGCCGGCGCTGTTGGGCAGAACTCTCCTGCAGCCAACAAGGGTGGTGCCGGAGGAGTTGGGACAACAACTTATTCCGCTTGGGGTGTCGCTACTAACTCTGGTGAACTCATCGGAAGCACTCGGTATTTTGCTGGTGGTGGTGGTGCCGCCGGTGAGTTCAAGCCAGGCCAGGGAGGGTTCGGTGGCGGCGCTAGTGCTAACGCCGAGGGAACAACAAGGCAGGCTCCAGATGGTATTGGTGGTGGCGGTGGGGGTTCAAACTATTCCGGCGCTGCCGGTGATGGCGGCAACGGGATTCTAATAGTTAGGTACGCAATCTAATGGCACTCAATTTTCCTTCTAGCCCCACTAACGGGCAGATTTACGAAAACTATTACTACGATTCGGCTAACGCTGTGTGGCAAACTTTGGGGTCTAAGTTGGAGACGACGGCCCTGATTAGTAATACGCCTACGGGTTCTTACACTTCGGGTGGTGTGGATTACGAGTATGTGTCGTTTACGTCGTCTGGTACGTTGACGGTTACACGGGCTGGGTTGTGTGACATTCTTGTTGTTGGTGGTGGTGGAGCCGGTGGTAGCGGATTCGGCGGTGGCGGTGGAGCCGGCGGACACCTTTACATTGAGAACGCTTACCTGCCGGCAGGGTCTTTAGATGCTGTGGTTGGCGCTGGCGGTGTCGGGTACGGCATTTCGAGTTCTTATGGAACTGTTGGCAGAGGTGGCCAAGCTTCTAGCCTTTGGAAATACTACTCCCCCGGCGGTGGTGGAGGCGGTGCTATTACAGATGCTACAAATAACACTAATAATTATCATGGTAACGTGGGCGCTTCTGGTGGCTCTGGTGGTGGCGGAGGAGGTTCAAACCTTACTGGGAACGTGGCTGGGACCGGCGGGACCGGCGTTACTGGACTAGGAAACACCGGAGGCACTGTCGGTTTTCTTGCCGCAGGAGGCGGAGGAGGTGCCGGAGGTGCCGGTTCTGACCCCGGTTCGCAAATCGGCGGTAACGGTGGGGCTGGCCTAGCTAATTCAATCACTGGAACATCTGTCACCCGCGCTGGTGGAGGAGGCGGCGAGGGAAATATAACTGTGGGGACGGGCGGGTCTGGTGGTGGCGGAACTGCTGGTAGTGGCGGCTCTGCCGGTACTGCAAATACTGGTTCAGGCGGTGGCGGTAAAAGTGTTACTGGTTGGAACGGCGGTTCGGGTATTGTTATTGTAAGATGGGTCGCATAATGAAACTAATTAACCCAGCCCCGGGACGCCCCGTAACCTCCCCCTACGGATGGCGCAAACACCCCATCTCAGGCGCACGCAAATTCCACAGAGGCACAGACTTCGGCGGAACCTTCGACGTACTAGCAGCCGGTGACGGCATTATCGTCAACAAAGGTGCCAACATGGACAAGCGCACCGGCGGAGGACACACCGTCACCATCAAACACAACCCAGACCTATACACCGTCTACTACCACGGAGCACAAGCAACACACCTAAAAGTAGGCGACCCCGTAAAAGCCGGCGAAAAAATTTATCTATCTGGCTCCACAGGGGCTTCCACTGGCCCACACCTTCACTTCGAGGTAAGAACCAAAAAGTCTCACGGGTCAGACACCGACCCCGCCCCTTATTTTGAGGAGCAGAAGCCCGGCAAGATTACGATTGACGGCAAACTGGGCAAGCAGACGTGGAGTGCCCTCCAGAGACATCTTAAAGAAATCGGTTATTATGAAGGTAGTGTGGACGGGCTCTCCGGCAAACTCACTGTTTCCGGCCTTCAACGAGCATTAAACGATGGAAAACTATGAATAAAGCACGCACTATCATTCTTCGCATGTTGGCGACCTTCTTTGTGTCGGCCCTCGGTGTTGTCGGTGCTGGCGCTATCGCCGGTGTTGACGTCCTGACGGCGGCACTCATGGCAGGTATTGGTGGCGTTGCCACCGTTGTAGAGGCTCTCAGCCGCGCATACCTGTCGGACGGAAAGCTTACTATTGCTGAGATTAACGAGTCATTTAGCAAAGTCAACGACGAAAAAGATTAATCGTGGACGTTGTGTGGATTTGCCGCACAGGCCCTAACGAGGAACTACGGTATTCAATCCGTTCCGTGGCGGCTAACATGCCTCACGAAAACATTGTTGTCGTCGGCGGTAAACCTGACTGGTACACGGGCAAGTTTATTGAAGTAAACACGTTTACTGACAATGGGCATCCGTCTTGCAACAAGTACGAAAATGCTAAAAACAACATCCGACAGGTTGTGGACAACGACAGCATCTCTAAAGACTTTGTGCTGATGAATGACGATTTTTATGTGATGAAGCCTGTTGACCAGTTGCAGTATTATCATGGCGGTTTGTTGGCTGACAAAATTAAAGTTCACAGCACGTTTGCTCTGGGCTCTGAGTACACGCATGTTCTTACCCGCACAGCGCAAATTTTGGATGCTATGGGTATTAAAGACCCGTTAGATTATGCGTTGCACATTCCGATGATGTTTAACCGGCAGAAATTGGGCGAAGTGTTAAAGCAACCTATTGCGTCAATCCGTACTTTGTACGGCAACATCTACGGGGTTGGTGGCCGCAAAATGGGTGACGTCAAAGTGCATCCAAAACGTAGCGACCACGCCCCAGAATCGTTTGATTATATGAACGAGGATTCTGTGTTTCTGTCGACAGCTGACAACACGTTTTTTGAAGTTAAAACAAATTTGCTCGACCTAGTTTTTACTAGGCCGAGCAAATATGAAAAGTCAGGTCACTGACAACTATCACACATCAGCGCTTCCATAGGGTCTGTGGGACACGCATAGCCGTTGACAAGTTCGACATTATCCATTTTTATTCCTTTTTTACGCTAAGATTGCCCAAACGGTTAGGACAACTATGAAGATACTTTTATTGGACCTTGAAACATCGCCTAACTTGGCTTATGTGTGGGGTCTGTGGAACCAGAACGTGTCAATTAACCAGATGGTCTCATCGACGGAAGTTATCTGTTTCGGTGCTCGTTGGTACGGGCAACGTAAAGTCCACTTTAGTTCAGTTCAGCATGATGGTAAAGCCAAAATGCTTAAAGCTATACATGAGCTTCTAGATGAAGCGGATGCTGTTGTAGGTTGGAACAGTGCGGGCTTTGATGTAAAGCACCTGTACCGCGAGTTTATTGAGAACGACATGCTGCCGCCGTCCCCGCACAAAGAAATTGATTTGATGCGTGTCGCTAAGCAACGGTTTAGGTTCCCGTCAAACAAACTGGACTATGTAGCTCAAAAGCTTGGCATGGGTGCCAAGGTGAAGCACAGCGGGTTCGATTTGTGGATTAAGTGCATGTCGGGTGATGAGAAGGCTTGGCGTGAGATGAAGAAGTACCAGATTCAGGACGTCAACTTGCTTGTTGGTTTGTATGAGAAGTTTTTGCCGTGGATTAAGAACCACCCGAACCGGGCGTTGATTGACGATAAGCCAGAGAATTGTATTAGTTGCGCTTCCGACAAACTTCAGTCCAGGGGTACGGAAACAACAAATACTGGCGTGTTTCGCCGGTTCCAGTGTGTCGATTGCGGTAAGTGGCAGCGTGGCGCTAAAAGTGACCAAACTAGTACAATGAGAGCTATCTAGGAGGTTCACATGTCTGTACTGTCGTCTGACGATAACGCCGGTAGTTTTGGTAGTGATGAGAACCCGAAACCGCCTAACCAGGTTGTTGACGATTTTCACGAGAATAGCGACTTGGATGCTCGTGCCGAATCACAGCATCACACGTTAGGGCCGTCCCCGACACAGGCGGCACCGGGTAACCACAAGCATGACGGTGGTGATTCGGCTTTGCTTCTTGAGGGTCAGACTATTTCCGGTTCTAGGGCGACGGATGCGTGGCGTATCTCCGTTAATGCTATTCTTGTTCGTCTCGGGGCTGTCGACAACAGCACACCGTAATGCCGTCTAAACCACGTCAGCCCACTTCGGCGGAGCTTTTACAGCTCGCCATTAGTGAGCTTGACCAAAGTATTCACAAACCGAACATCCTCAATTACGGGGAGAAGCCCTACCCGGAGCAGCTTCGTTTTCATCAATCAACCGCTCGTGGACGTTTTATTTCTGGAGGTAACCGTGGAGGAAAGACTGACGCTGAAGTGGTCGAGTCTATTTGGTGGGCTACAGACAGTCATCCATATCTTAAACGACCTGGTTCATGGGGTTCTGGCCCGATTCAACTGAGATTTGTTGTTGTCGATGTAGCTAAGGGTATTGAGCAGATTATTTTGCCTAAAATGAAGAGATGGATACCGCGTTCATATTTGAAGGATGGTGACTGGTCTAAGAGTTGGGATGCAACCAACTACATTCTCACCTTTGAGAATGGCTCCACGATTGATTTTGTGACGTGGGGTATGGACATGATGAAACTGGGTGGTGTTCCTCGTCACGGAATCTTCTTTGACGAGGAACCCCCTCAAAACATTTTTAACGAATCCATGATGCGTCTCATCGACTACAACGGTTTCTGGGTGATTGCGGCAACCCCGACCAAGGGTATGGGCTGGACGTTTGATTTGTTGTGGGAGCCTGCCAAGGAGGGTAAGGCGGAAGAGATTGACACGTTTACCCTGTCGGCTGAGCAGAACCCGTACATTCAAGCGGATTCGGACGACATGAATTTTTACATGATGGGTATGAACAAGGAAGAGCGTGATATTCGTGAAAAAGGTAGTTTTGTTGCTCGCAGTGGTCTGGTGTTTCCTGATTTTGCTCAAAGCATTGAGCAGTATCTAATCGACTTTGGTCCGGGTGATGTGCCGAAGGATTGGGCGGTGTATGCGTCTGTCGACCACGGGCTAAACAACCCGACTGCGTGGTTGTGGCATGCGGTGTCCCCGACAGGCGATATTGTGACATTTGCCGAGCACTACCAGTCAAACATGATTGTGTCGGAGCACGCACAGCTGGTGAAGCAGCGGGAGCTTAGCTGGGGACGTAAACCTGACTCTGTAGAGCGTATGGGCGACCCTGCGATGCGTCAACGCAACGGGGTGACTGGTACATCGATTATCCAAGAATATGCGCTCCACGGGGTCTACGTGAACGTAGAGGGCATACCCCACGACGTCATGGTGGGTATCGAAAAGATGCAAGCCTATTTCCGTCGACGCGAAGATACCCGTTGGGGTCCCGACAGGCCCAAATGGGTTATTTCCCGCAACTGCGTCAACTTCATCCGCGAACTAAAGAAGCTGCGGTGGTCGTCGTACAGCTCAGACAAGATGGCGTATGACATGAACAAGCAGGAAGTTGTCCACAAAAAGGACGACCATGCTTTTGACAGCGCCCGCTACTTTGCCACCACCAGACCTGACCTAAAGCCAATAATGGACACTAATGGTGTCAAAGACGCACCAACTACGCTAAGCTATGAAGAATTGCTTTTGAAGATGCGAGAAGACCCTACTGTCGAATTCGCGGAAGACAAAGCATACGATGACGGACCTACCGTCATTGCAGGATATGGAGACTACTACTAATGAGCAGATTCTTCCTGACGGACGCCCCCGCAATGTCACCGGGCGTGTGCTGGATTACCAAAACAGGTGTCGGACCATTCATCGACACAGGTGTAGACCTCAGTTTGCATGTCATTGACCGTGGGCGTATGTACATTTCTGTAGACGCCATTCGGGAAATGGCGCAGATTGCCGGACTATTCGACGAGACAGCACCTGTTTCTGTCGAACTCAGAAGAAAAGAATTTTACGACCAGGGCTACAAGGACGCCCTAGAGGAGATGAATAAGGATGTTATCAGTAATTTTGTTGAGCGTATTGTCAGTAACGCTGCTAGCTCTGCTGGTGGTGCAGCAGTTGTGGCACCAGAAGTCCACCACACAGCTGCTGGAGCAGCAGTCGCAGACTCTGCAAGCGCAGATGCAGGAACACAACAAGACAGTGCAAACGCTGACAAAGCTAAACGAAAAAGCTCAGGCACTAATAGCGTCAAGCGACCCGCTAGCGTTTCAACAAATTCAAGCGATGAATCAAACTTTAGATTATAGTGGTTACCAGGACTACGACCCCTCCGATGAGGCTGAATCGGAAAGAATTGCCCTACGGAACCCTAACCTTGCAGCAGGAGACGACCTAGATGGCCAAGATGCCCGACAACTATTCGTCGAACTCACCGGAGTTGACCCAGAGTTCTACGGTAATTAAGTTACCCGAGGACGGGCTAAACATTGAGCAGTATCGTGAAAGCGAAGAAGCTCGCAAGCTAGTTGCTTGGGTGCAGTCGGAGTGGCAGAAAGCTAAGACGGCCCGTACCCAAAAGCAGTTGCAGTGGTTTAATAACATGTCCATGTTTTATGGGCACCACTGGGTAGAGCAGACTCGTGGGGATTTCCCTGACGGGTACAAAGACAAGCTGTTTACGCCTCGTAAGCCTTACTACCACCAGCGTAAGACCATTAACCGTATTCGGTCTTATGTTCGGTGGGAAATGTCTAAGATGCTGTCGTCTTTCCCCTCCGCTATGGCTATTCCCGCATCCAGTGAGGATGAGGACCAGAGGGCCGCGTTTGCTGCTGAGCAGGCGTGGACGTCCATTAGCGAGGCTAAGAAGCTTCGTCAGCACATGTCGAGGGCTATGTGGTGGACCATTGTTACGGGTAACGGGTTCGTAAAGACTCACTGGGACCCCACCTGTGTCGACAAAGTTTCTGGCGAGATGGGTGACATTAAGTATGGCCACGTCACCCCGTTTCACCTTTTTGTTCCCGACATCCGCGAACAGGACATCGAAGACCAACCATTTATTATCAACGCCTATACGAAGACTGTCGAATGGGCTGAGCACTACTTTGCCAAAGAACTAAACGGCATTAGGTTGGCTCCCAGCACGTCTAGCGCCAACCAAATATTAGATGAGGCTTACCTAAACTTGGGCCACAGCAAAGCGCCTGACAGCGTTATTGTGTACGAGACCTGGGTCAAGCCCGGTGCAACCAAACTGCTTCCGCAGGGCGGCGTCATCATCAGCATTGATGACATTCTTATCAGCGTGTTCCGCGAAGGTTTCCCTTACGGTCACGGCATGTACCCATTTACCAAGTTTGAGCACATCCCCACCGCAACCTTCTATGCTGACAGCCCCATCGTCGACCTGTCACAGCTTCAGAAAGAATACAACGGCCTTCGTTCAGAGATTGCTGAGGCTGGACGTCGCATGGCCAAGCCACAGCTGATTGCACCAATGGGCTCTATTGTTCCAT